CGAGACCACCTCAGAGCCGACACCATCCGTGCCGGAAGCTGTGACAAGCCACACAGCACCTTCAGCCCAGCCACGTCGATCAGTACGTGCCTGGCCACGGCCATTACGGCCCCTCCGTCGATTCGCCATATCAAATCCTCCAAATGCGAGAAGTGGTGTAGTCGTTCACAAGGCCACCGAACGACCCGCGACGGGGACTCGCGAACCCCAACGCGCTGGAAACAGCTTCGCTCCGGAGCGTGGCCGGATCCGGCCCAACTCCTATATATCCACTGGCCACTGGGGCCCCAGGCTCGTCAAAATTAATGCCTGGGATGTCCAAAATGGCGCCGACTACTGCTGCACTCGCGGCGCCAACTGCACCAGCAGGATCGATCATGGTAAGCTCCCTTTCTAAAGAAATTTGAGCAGCGCGTCCAGGGTGGATGAGCTCCAGCGCTTCCACAGATCCAGGAACGCCGTTACGTACCCCGCAGTCAACCAACCCGGTGGTGTGCGTTCGAAGGGGTAGTCCTGGAAATACTCGCTGCCCGGCCAGGTGAGCCTCCCATTGGAGACCCGAGCCCACACCTCGCTCCCCCACGCGGTAAGCCATGGGGGGCGACGAAAAAGGTGTTTCGATAGTGAAACCGAAAACCAACGGAATTTGCGCGTCACCAGGAGCCAGGATGGTTTGCTCGATAGTGCCGTACAACCCGTACACAGACAGGGGAATAACCCCACGCAGTAGGAACACGGGCACCTCCTAAAAGCGAGAACGCTACTTTAGAAGGAACGTAAGCATCGCAACGATCGCCATGACAAGCAACGATGCCGCCATGACGGGACGCCAGGTATGCATGGTAACTCCTAATAGACCTAATTCAAAACATGTGCGCAAACACCTTCGGATAGGCGCTAATAATGGCGCATACCACCGCTGAGTCATACAGTTCATCTACCTTCGTCGAAATACCACCCGCACGAAGGCTCCGCACTCTCGCGGCACGCTCGAGTAGCGTCGGGTCATTATTACACAACCGAACGATAGCCTCGAACATGTCCTCGTAGTCAGTCTCCCACAACAGCCTCCAACCCTGCTCGAAACTAGGATGAGCCGAGCAGTTATTGATTTGTTGTAGGGAGCGTAAGGAACGTAGCACCGGTCCCCACTCTTCGTCATCTTCCTGACCAAATCCCCGCATTAAACCGTTCAGGAAGCGATTAATCGGCCTGACGCCGACGCAAACCCCATCTAATTCATAATCAAGCGAGTGTATAGATTGCAGATATAGCACCTCTCGATCAGAAATATGGCACTTTGCAGGGGACATAGAAAGCCCTAACTCTACCAACAGCACGTCAGACAACGCTTGAAAGTCAATCTCTCGATCAAACGCGTAAACTCCATCATCGCCCTGGAGTAGGTATTCTACCACACTCACCCCTAGACGATGAGCCGCGTACACGACGGCCCAGTAGTTTACCATGCTGTCGATCAGGTTCGTAAGTACAGAACCTGACGGAACTCCGCCCAATCTCTCTCTGCCCGGCCAATAGGCATTGGGAACATAGAGTCCGGTGTGCCGGAAAGCCTCTTCACACCAGCGCACAAGTAGACGATCTCGACCTCGGAACCAGTAGGCAATGGCATTCCACATACGTCGGATTATGTCGTCTGGTATCGACATATCGAAACCACTGAAATCGATAGAGAGAATGGGCCCCCTATCTCGTGACTTCAGCACCCTGGTAACGGCTAGGTCAACCGCTCCCCGCGACCTCCACGCACAAAACCGGTTAGTACCAATCAGTACGTTTCGCATAGGGATGTACAACATCTTCTTAAGGATGTTAGGCACCAGGGAAACACTACTAATGCCACGCCACGACGCCATCTGACCAGGACCCTGAGGTTGCCCACGCTTGTTCGCCGTACTAATGTACGCCGACGCGTGTTCCACTCGCAGACCATCG